CGGTACCACCCTCAAAAGCTACAAGTTCATCAAAAGATGGATCCATGATTGATAAAATCAACTCTGAACCCTCTTTGGTTTTCTGAACGATCTTCTTTGCTGAGGTCTCTGATTTGTGAACTGTGATCGTTGGATCTTTATCCACAAATGAGGCTGTGTCTTGGTACACGTCAACCGGTTTGAATCCCGTGGTAGGCATTTCCTTAGGATCAGAGCTATTTACTGGAGCGTAATAAACTGCCTTAACTCCCATTGTTGATAAAACTGACATAATTTTTATTTTTTGATGTTAAACATTTTTACTTCTAACTGTAATATCTAAAATCACACTCATAAAATGCTCATTATGATTCTGTTCCCTGATAGCCGGATCCATTGCTTCAACCGTCCAACTGTACCCCTCATTTCCGTTGTAATGCTTTTTCAGGATCGTTGCGACCTCTTTTCTAATAGCAATCAACCTTTTTCTAAAAGGCACATAGGTTTCTTTTTTGTCGATGAGCATTCTTTGATCAGGAACATGAATATTGACGTTGATTTGTCCGTACCTGATAGAGCTACTTCCTGTCATGGTGTGAGGCACTATGATAATATCCTCTTTTGTGTAGTCGTAACGGAAATAACCTATAATACCGGAAATCATTCCGGCTACAGGACTATTCATTAATATCCGGTACACGTCTGTTGCTATATCATCAGTCGAAATCATAAATAGAATCTACTTTAGTCCTTAGTTTTTTAATCATTTCAGGAAAATCTATCAGAGCTTTGAGTTTAGCCGGTAGGATCACGTTGTAACCTTTAGCCTCTACATAAGCGGCATAGTTCATCCCGGCAACAATTATGATAGCGAGATCATTTTTTGTTTCAGATGCAACCGTGCTTGCCAATGCCATACCTGCCTGAATAGATTCTTTTTCACCGGATCCTGTAAAGCCGCCTGTTTGCACGATGTTCCCATTATGAGTAATCACGTACCCTATAGAATTGGTTAGGTTCCCGGTTTGATCCAAATAATTGCGCCTATCTTTTGCGTATATAACCAACTCCTCAGCGAGAACTTTCATGGCATATATAGCAGCACTCACGACTTTCTCACGATGCTGTAATACGTGCATACGAACATGTCCACCTGTGAATTTTGGAACTATAGGCATAGCAATTCGATGTATTTTCTATTCAAAAAGTCAAGTCCTTTAATAGTTACAACCTCGGTTTTTTCATTCTCAAAAAAGGATAACTCCACTTCCTGAGCAATTGAAAGATCACCCTCAAAATATTTCTCAATGAATACGCTGTAGTTTCCGGCAATAAGATGTCCATCTACACCCATGATCTGTTTTGCTGGTATGTGAACTTCTACCATACAATCAATTCCATCTAACCATTCACCCTCAGTTCCGGGTTGCAAAAAACCGTTCTCATCTGTGTAGGGATCTTTAGCTAAAGTTTTATATCTGAATGATGCGTTTGTTCTCATAACCGGGTTGCTTTACCATAAATGGGATCCATCCTCAATCGTTGGGATCTCTATGTAATCAGATGCATCTAAACCGGCTTCACCGCAAAGTGCCTTGATCCGATTTTTCAACTCCTGTTCCTTAAATCCCTGTGATGATTTTCCCATGCTGTCTGAGGATAGGACTATCAGCTTTTTGAGGATGTTGATAGCGACTTTGATAACATTTACTTTATGCTCAGCCGGCACATACTCGTTGCTTCCATCCAATCCCCCATCAATTAGAGCCTTTTTAATAGTCAAGCTGCTGGGAGAGTATGGTTCCAACTCTCCCAAAACAGCTTGATATAGTGTGAAATTAGTAGCCATTACAGTGTCGTTTATTCAGTCTCAGTGAGAGCTTCAAAAAGAGCCTGTGTCTCCTCTTCGGTTAACTCGGCAATTCTTTTGCTTACACCATTGATCCCGGCATTACCGGCTACACCCTTTTTGATTGATGTTAGAGCCTCTTTAACAGTGGCTATTTCATAATCAACATCAAGGAACGTAACCATTACCGGATCCTCATCAGCATCAGCCTCAACCTCACATAAACCACGTTGCACTAAACTGTCGGCGCGCTTTCCATTTTCAAGCTCAATCACCTGATCCACCTCATAGATGGATCCGTTCTTAATGTCCTGAAATCTTTTTAATACTTTTAGCTTCATACTTTTTGCAGTTATTTGTTAGGCTATCCGGCTGGCAAAGCAGCTTCATAAGTCTCCTGAGTAAAGTAGTTTGCACCCTCAGGTAATACCTTTGGCTCAAAACCTCTTACTTGCATACACACGATAGCGTTAATCTCAGTGATGATAGGCAGTAACCTACCTGATCCCTGAGTAGTTTCACCTGATTTTTGGTTAGTTGATTCACCAGTTACCCACTTGGCTATTCTCACACCGTTACCGGGATTGAAATAGGTTACATTAGGTTCAGGTAGCAGTTCGCTGTCCTCAATAGATGGTTGGATCTCTCCAATCTTTCCGGCAGGTTTCAATGCGATAAAATCAGCATTCCACGGAGTAGTGGATAATCTTTGTCCATCCTTATCAATTCCCATTCTACGAGTTACAGTAGTGATAGGAGGTATCTCATTTGATGATAACAGTTCGTTGAACTGATCAGCAGTAACGTTCTTTGCCTTACGATCATTACCATGAACCATAAGTCTAACAGGTTCTGACATGCGGATCTTGAAATACAGTTCCTGAGACATCAGTATTTCACCAAACTCAATTCCTTTTTCCTTAAAGTCAGATATAATCTGAGACATAAGCAGAATGAAGTTTACACCGCTTGCTAAATTCTCAGCAGTAAATGGAAGTGGAGCAACCAACTTGTTTGCTTCATCCATTTCATAATCCACCTCGTATTCACGCCCCTGAGGGTTGTTGATTTCGGTAAATCTTGCTACACCATTGTTTGACAATGCTTGCAATGCGATATTGTCCATCACGTCTTTCACACCCAAATATGCATCTTGCATATCCATTTTGAGGGTTTTCTCAATTGCCCTTACCTTAGCAGCATTGGTTAACCTTGGGTTTTCGTAAACCTCTACGAGCTTACGGTGAACATCTACAGGCATGAAGAATTTGTGCCCAACACGTGGAATTTCTTTCAGCCAAACATCGAAACCATCAGCACGCCTCAAAGGAGTGGGTGATTCGTTTCCGATCACGGATGCCATGAAACGCAAACGATACTTTCCCATAACGCCCTGGGCAGTCAGAGACATCTGCGGTGGATTATAGTCAAACCACCTATCACTGTAGGTTTCTTCAAAAAGGCTCTTTTCTCTCTCAGAGGCTTTTTCAAAGGCTTTTTGCCACGTGGCTAAAAAGTCTAACGGCTTCCCCTCTTTAAAAAGCCCGGTAAAATTTGTATAAATTGAAGTCATATTATCCTCCTTTCATTAAAATGATTTAGTTAACTTGATGTGTGGGTTTGCCTTTAGGTAGCCCCCTGTGGTGTCTTTTTGAGATGCCGGGATAGGCAAAACACGTCTCTCATACAACTCGTATTGCATGGTATCATGAACAACATCAATGGCTGTTTCCCACTCACCCACAACCGTATCAGTCAGGGTTAAACTGTTTGCATCACCGATAACAGCAGCGTTATCAGATGCATCTTTCACAACCTCGATCAGGATATCACCAGCTGTTAAGCCAGTAATAGCAGCAGAGAGGGTGATTACCATTTTAGATGCTGTTTTCTCCATCTTGGTGATGGTTGGAGCATCGGCAAATGTTCCTGAAACAGTTTTAAGAACGCTATCACCAACACTTAGCGTGGGCTGATAAAATTCACCTGTTTTCAAGGTTACGATCTTTGCATCGGTTGTATCTACGCTCAAAACCTCAGCGGTTTTCACGATCTTGACGGTTCTTTTTTGTTCGTCTCTAATTGCGAGCGAACCAGCAGGAATAACATCCCCGGCATTGAACCTTTGGCTTTCACGATCCAAATTGAATCCACCCGTTACTATGCCGGGTGATCCGGTGAAAATTGGACGAAAACCAGTATAGGACTGTTTTCTTGTTTTCATATAAGTTTATTCTTTAGTTACTGTGATTGATTCTAACAGTGAATCAGCAGCCTCATCTACGTGCTTATCTGATACTGTTTTTGCACCAGTTGAATCACCAGTTACAAGCCCCTCTGTAATAAGATCCTGTTTAATATCGGACAGGAACTCATCCACATCCTGATCTTCCGGAATAACCAAACCTTTCATTCTCCAATCGGGTATATCGTGTTTTTTTTGTGCCTCTTTAATGGCTGATTCCCGGCTTTTAGCTGAAAGCGAGCTTTGGAACTCTTCAATTTTGGCATTTTGTTTTTCGATCAATTCTTTTAAAGCCTCGAAATCAGATTTTTCCTTACTTTTTGGCTTTGCCTTATCTTCGGGATCATCCTCATCATCAGTTTCCTGATTTTGTTTGTTTTTAGGCTTTGCGTCATTGTCTTTCTTCCTGTTAGCCCATCTTGTAGCCTCACCTTGCGATATAGCCGCAACCCCAGCTATTTGATTTGCCATTTCTTCAATTGCTGATTCATCTGTAGAATCATCTTCAATACTTCCACCCATTTTTTCGGTTAAAGATTGTAGATACTTCTCTGATAAGCCATTGTCTTTACAGAGTTTCTTAACTTTTTCAAATAGTGCCTTATTCATACGAATTTGAGTTATAAAATTAATGTACTGCAACAAAGATAGAAATTAATTCTGTAAACGTGTTCATCAAACACAGAAATTGTTCACTTTTTTATGGCTGATATATAGGTACTTAGAAATTATTTTCTATTTTCACAGAAAATATTTCTATTTTTATTTGTTTTATTAAGTATAGCAAACTATCTTTGTGGCATAACAATTAAAAACAAGAATGATATGGGAGCGAAATACATCACACCAACTAAAGAGAACCCGGTATTTACAGGACAAAACATGTACACTGGTGAATTTATCCCCTCAGCCTATAAGGGGTGGGAAGTGAAAAATGACAAACAGTGGATCATTGGAGACACGATGGCTCTATCTTTTACAGATGCGATTGAGCAGATCCACGAGTATATCAAGGAAAACCATGAGTACAACCCCCCTAACACGAAATTTCAGATAGAAATGATTGATGGATCCGTAAATAAATACGGTGATCCTATCCGGGTACCGGTCTATAAGATTTCAATGAGACAAGCGAAAAGATTCAAACTTATTTAAAAACGAAATTATGAGAACATCAGTATTAAAAGCGAATGAAGCCTTAGCTCGCAAGCTACTTAACGACTTCCTAAAAATGAATGACACCCCGGAATGCAGGATGGCTGATATTGTATTTAAGAAAAAGGAGCTAACTGAGGATTTAGGAGGTGAGCCGTTACGCAAAGGGAGCTTTGAGATTCGTATAACCAAAATGAGAGACGGCAAAAGAGTGGGTAAGCCAATATTTACATTCCTTAAAAAGAACTCTGGGAATGTGATTTACTGGGATGAAAAATATGTAACAATTTAATTATGAGCAACAAAAGCATTTGGTTTCAGATAGGACGACTGGAATCGGCTATTAGCATGCTTGAACAGCAATTGGAGTCACTAAAGGATCTCCATAAGGATATTACAGAAATAGCATCTCATCAAACTTTCAAAAACTACAAACATGAGACAGAAAACAAGGGATAAAATCAACACGATATTCTGTTGGTCGGTACTCATCCCAGCAATGGTTTACATTGGATGGCAAATTTACATGGGTATAACACATTGAGGTATGATGAGTGAGAAATTAGGAAATATAACGCTTTACAATGCTGATTGCATGGACGTGATGAAAAC